ACTCTAAAAACCCTATAGTTAAATAATCTATTGCAGTTAATAGTAAATTGAAACCTGTGACTAGCTGTTGTATAACAAAACCTACAGCTTTTAAAGCTATAACTAAGACATCAGCTAAAATACTTGCTAATTCGCCTAATACAGTAGCTAAACCTCCTGCACTTTCATCTGTCATTAAATCCGAAAAAGCTGAGGTAACTTCTACTAGAGCAGAGGTAAGACCTGCCTCACCAATCTCTTTAGCTACTAATCCTGCTTGGTCTTTTGCATTTGATAATGCACCTGATAGTGTTTGTAGTCTTGCTTCTATAGCTCCTTCAAACCTCGTTCTACCGATATTTAAAAGGAATTCAGAAATATTCTCACTTGTATTTTTCATGGTCGTTTCCTGACCTTCAAAAATCATTGTGATTTCATCACCAGACTGTTTGGCTTTGATACCAAACTGCTTAAGCATTTCCATTTCACCAGTAGTCGCATTGAATACTGCTTGTGCTAACTGAGTTATATCTTTGTTGTTAGCAGCAGCTACATTACCAAAAGCAGTTAAATTTTCTTTACTTGGCGTAATACCTGCTTGATAAAATCTTGTGAAGGCTTCGGTTACATTTTCTAATTGAAATGGTGTGGTCTTGGTAAAATCTTCTATAACGCCTAAGGCAGTTTTAGCGTTAGCTGAGGATTGTGTCACCGCAACTAAGGTGGCTTCTAAATCCTCAAATGTTCTAGCTGTATTTATAATTCCAGAACCTAGCTTCGCTAGTCCTAGCACTGCAAACACTCTTCCTAAGTTACTAAAACTTAAAACCGATGCTTTGGCTCTTTTATTTGTTACATCTAATTGTTTGTTGACACGATCTAAGCCTTTACGCAGACCTGCGGTTTCTGCTCTTATTTCAACTATTAATTGGTCAACTGAGGTAGCCATTAGTCAGGATATAGCTCCATAAGTTCTTCAAGCTCATCTCTATCCATAGGTTTGGATTCTGAGCTAGTGTTAAATTCTTGAAAACCTTCTATAGCACAGTGTATTTCTATCACTGAGGCATTCCAAAATTCAGAGGGTTGCATTCCAATCATACCCATACATATCTCCATATATCTTTTGATGGGCAGGTGGTCATCAACTTTTACTCCTTTTTTTTTCCTTCTTCTTCTCCTTCTTCGCCTGAATCAGTCGTAAGTGATTTAGTTAAAAGTTCTGCTACTGCTTTTGCTGAATCTACAATACCTGTATTGCCAACAAGTTTTTTTACATCCTCTTGTTGCAGATCGTTACCACCACCTCTTAAGGCAGGAGTAAGAACATTGATAATGTCTGCCATGCGTATATCTGCATCAGACATCTTTTGTGCCAGTTTTATTATTCCACAACCTACAGCATCTTCAATTTGTAAAATTGAATCTACAGTCAGTCTGGCTTTGTAGTCTTTTCCTGCTAGGCTAATATTAACCTGAGCTTTCATTGGATTTGCCATTTGACTCTCCTTGAGCTTTGCTCGTTGGACTTCCCATTGGAAGTTCTAATTTTAGTTTTAAAATATCGTCTCTGGTATCTATTGATGCCGAAACAACCTTATAAGATTTACCATCTACTGTAATAGTAGTGGGTTCACCTTTATCCTTACCCAAAAAGTTAGGTAGCTCAAGCATATCACCTTGCATTACTGCAGGGATTTCTTTACCACCCTCTTTAACAAGAACATTCTTCCAAGCCATATATTATCCTTAGACTGCTGAGAATGCGATTGCACCAGAGCTTTCTAAAGTCACAGAATATGTGACCTCACCATTGTACTCTCCTGCATATTCTAAAGAAGCAACCATAAACGCACCTGTATATGTTCCAAAATCAGGAACTAATATCTGGAAGTTTTTGAACGCTGTTGCATTCATTGCATCTTTTAGAGTAGTTTCAGTAGCAGCGTCAGTAAAGACACCTGAACCAGAAACTGACATAGAATGAATACCACCATCTGCTAACAACTCACGATTCCCAGAAGAATCTTTATTGGTAACATCTACAGCTTCATCATTGAGAGTTATGGAAGTAGAACGCAATCCACCAACTGTTACATAGGTAGAACCTGTGGTGTTGATTTTGAGCAGTAGTGCTGCTCCTTTTTGTGCTGCCATATTTTACTCCTTTATATTAACCTAATAATACTGCACGAAATCTCATGACACCATGTCTTGTTTTCCCATCTGGGTCTCTCATTATATCACCAAATTCAAACCGAAGATTTATCAGATTGAATCCACTGACACTTAAGCTACTATCATGCAATAAATCATGTACTCTGTCCATAATTTGTTTAGTTTCTTTACTGCCTTTATATTCCGACCAGATATGCAGTGTCAAGGTAGTTTCAGAGCCATTGACATCTTTTGTATCAAATTCTGTGACATTATCCTCACCTATTTGCACATAAGGAAAACTGGTGCTTTCAGGCACATCGTCAAAGACCGAAGCACCTAAAGTATTCGTTAAATTGCTATCGCCAGACAAAGTGCTATAGATTGTACTTTGTAGGGCAAAACCTCCTATACTCATCTAATTACACCTTCTCGTTTGAAGATTTGATTGATTTTACGCTTGGATTTACGCAAAGCAGGTTGCATAAAGGGTCTAGCTGCCATCTTTTGTGTACCAAACTCTAAATGTTTACCATAATTACCGCCAGACCCATCATCAGCATAAGCTATGATCTTACCTACCACAGCATTTCTTTCTACATCCACATCAATAGATATGCTACTGGCAAGTGTACCTGTGTCACTAGCAGGAGCTTGACCTGCTGCTGAGGCAGTATGTGTTCTATTTGGATTGTATAAACGATATGTCCGACCTGATTTATTACCAGATAAAATACTAGACACTGCTTCTCCTCTGACCACCATCGCACTACTAGCGACAGCTCTTTTCAGGTTAGAACCTGCATTTTTGACAAATCTTTTGTGTAAGCGTCTTTGAAAAGCATCAAGGTTTTTAATACTCATTGTGCTACCCCTTCGGTACATGACAGCTTGTAGTATCTATCCCTCTCATCCACATTTAAGATGGCTTTGATGTTAAACGACCTACTCTCGTAAACAATGCGGTAGGAAGCGTCTATGTCACTTCTATAGCGGATAAATATGTCATGGGTGGTCTCGTCTTGAATTTTGCCTCGTTGGAAGCTCTCTTTACCGCTTTTTGGCACGATATTGGCATAAATGTCGGCTACTCTTGTATAGCTTTGCGATCTACCGCCTCCTGCATCAGTTGTATCGCTTGGGGATTGCAACTGAACTCTATATCTCATCATGCCGATAGAGTTCATGGTATTAACCTACCGCTAAGAATGAGGAAGAACCAATGCCTTTATGTATCACATAAGGTGCGTAGAGTTTTTTGACCATAGGTGGCATAGGTGCTGAGGCTTCGTACATATCGCCTCTGTGTTCGTATAAATAGGCGATGTGTTGCAACATACCCATACGAATCGGCTCTGGCACAGTGAATGCAGAGGTATATCCTGCCACATAGAGGACTTTTATAGCGTTTGCTACCCTAAGTGCTGTTGGAAAGGTTTCGCCCTTTCTAAGCACGATTCTGGCAGGTTCACGCACATTATCTACATAGTATCTACTAGCTGCCATAGTAGTTTCGGTATCATCATCGTTAAAAGTGCTTACCGAAGTTACACTGACGACTGGACTGGTCGGTAAGACTATGTGGTTTTTGTAATAATTAAGGTAAGGTCCTGTTCTAAAGCCTTCAAACAAAGGGTCGGCTAGTTCATCGTAAGCGTCTACAAAAAAGCTATGGGTTTGTGTCATCAACGATCTACCAGTGTGTTCTTCACAGATTCTCCTAGCAGTTTCTATAAATGGTCTTATTATTCTTTCGTCAGTGCTATCTTCTACTCGCAAGTATTCTTTGACTTCTTGTAAAGATAGAGGCTCTTGTGTGGGTTCGGTGGTGATCTGTAGTCCTGACATTACAAGACCTGTGCGATTACTTGTGAGCCTATAATTAATACATAGACTCCGATTATCATGGCTTCTACTCTAGCAAATCGCTTACTGCCAGACTCTAGCCTTTTTTCTATATTTTCATAACGAATTGCACATATCTGCTCATGCGAATCCAACGCTATGGCTACATCACTTGTCGTCTGATTCTTCTTCTGTCTCGGCATCCTCTACTTCCTCAGTTTCCGACTCATCTGAATCAAGTAAAGGCTTTAGTACCTCTAAGTAATGCTTCTGCAATATATCGTTTTTTTCTAAGCCAAACTCGGCATTAGTTTTTATGGTTTGTGATTCTTTGCTAAGTATCTCAATCTTCGTGTAAAGCAACTTGGCTTCGTCATTCATGTCTGCTACCTGATAGGTCACATCCTCGCCTGTCTCAGATTTCATTACTAGCGTTCTTTCGTCTCTATTAGCTTCTGCCATAAGTATCTCCTTTTTCTAAAGTTAATTTATATATCATATCAGTTGTTCGTTTATGTTCAAGGTGTGGATGCATCAATCATAGTCTGATAAGCGGTCTTAACCGAATCAGTCCATGTCGCAGTACAAATAGCTTGAACCCTTGCATCCTCGCCAGATATGTCTGTATCTACCCAACTGCCAGTGGTTTTATCGCTTGGCACTACCACATGCCTATGAAAAGAACGATTAAGTTCTGTACCATCTTCTTTTATTACTGTAGCAGTTCTAACTTGTACTTGACCCATTTCAAGTACCTCAATCTTATCTACTACTGTTTCTTTTGTTATTGCCATTTTTTTTCTCCTATGTCCGTACCTAGAATCCACTAGGTATATTAATTAAATTGTTATGCTGTCATATAAGTAATTTCCATTACACTGAATAAGTAAAATTAAGACCTATAAGACCATTACCCCAACTGCCGTGTCCTATATATCCCGCACTTAAATTATTCCCATATAGTTGAGCAGCATTTCCGTATAGTCCAAAATAAACTATATCTGACGAGACGGTATTTACTTGTGGGATTGCTCCTAAATATGAAGTTCCTATATTTGTATTATCTGGAACAAAGGGTAAGGGTAAATAAGGATTTCCAGACCCACCTGTTTTTCCTGAAATGATAACGAGTCCCTGTATGCTAACTAAGTCGCCAATTTTTGTGTATATTCCTCTAAAAGTCTTTGTTGTTGCTGTAATACCGAAAATATCATAACTAAAAGCACCTTCTTCGTAATCGTCTAAAGTATTAGCTGCTGCTTGGTCAGTTCCAAATGCAAGACCACCATGTTTATTAAAAGCTGCAATAGAATTATAAGCACTACCATTAAAATGCCAAAATCTAATTTCTCCACTTTGGTAACTATCATCTGCTTGTGATGAATTAG